TTTTATATATGTACCGCTGGCCCCGTCACCTTTTTACACAGTCAGATGGAGCTTTTTTAACCATTAGTAAACCACATTAATATAGAGGTTATTATGGCAAACAAACCACTACCAGCAAATATACATTTACTGCAGAATACTCACAGAAAAGATCGCCACGGCGACCCAAAGAAAAAACCAAAGCTAAAGAATCAATTGCCAACATGCCCGCGTTGGTTACCTGTGGACGCCAAAGCAGAATGGAAAAGGATTTGTAAGGTGATGAATCAATCTGGCGTGTTAACGGAAGCCGATCAAACTACACTAACTCAGTACTGTTTAATGTGCTCAGAGATGAAAGAGGAAAAGGAAAACTTTCCCGCGGCAAAGCATACACAGCTAAGATTGTGCTGCGTTGAACTTGGGTTAACGCCTAGTGCGCGAAGCCGATTGACTGTAGACAACGATGACGACAGCGCAGAGTTTTAATGTTCGCGCGCTTGAGTATGCGAATAAGATTGTTAACAAAGAAATATCCGCATGCCTGCATGTCATTAATGCCTGCAAGCGTTTTATTAGCGATCTGGATAGAGAGGACATTTATTTAGATCAAGACAAAGCGCAAATGTGGTGTGAGAATTTAGAGAAGTTACCGCACGTCAAAGGTAAATGGGCCAAAAAAGGCGAAAGTTTAGTTTTAAGCGACTACCAAATATTTTGCACAGTTAATATATTTGGGTTTTATAATACTGATTCAGGTAGGCGAAGATTCAGAGAGGCATATATTGAAGTGCCTCGTAAAAACGGTAAATCTTTTTGGGTCGCTGGTATTGGTGTTGGTATGCTGACTTGGGAAGAAGAGTATGGTGCCGAAGTATATTGTGGTGCGACATCCGAAAAGCAAGCGTGGGAAATATTTAGACCCGCGAAACAGATATGTGACAAGCTGCCAAAACTTAAAAGTAAGTATGGCCTCGATGTTAACGCGAAAACAATTACCATATTACAAAACGGCTCAAAGTTCGAGCCAGTCATCGGCGACCCTGGTGATGGATCTAGCCCTTCATGCGGTATCGCTGATGAGTTTCACGAGCATAAAACATCTAACCTAGTTGATACATTCCAAACCGGCATGGGCGCAAGAGAACAACCGTTACAGTTAAACATTACAACGGCCGGCTCTGACATGGGCGGACCTTGTTATGACAAGCGCTCAGATGTGATTGATATATTAAAAGGCTCGGTGGAAGACGATACTATTTTTGGCGTCATCTATACTATCGACGACGATGATGAATGGGATACGGTAGATGCGCAGATAAAAGCAAATCCAAATTATAGCATTAGCGTCGATGGTGAATATTTACAAGGTCAGTTAAATCAAGCAAGGCGTAGCGCGACTAAACAGACAGCTTACAAAACAAAACATCTTAATCAGTGGGTAGGCGCTAAATCAGCATGGATGAACATGTTGGCGTATCAGGCATGCCGGCGTAAGCTGTTAGATATCAACAAATTAAAAGGTCATCGCTGTTTTGTTGCGTTGGATTTGGCGAGCAAGATTGATATAGCGTCTATGGCGATATTGTTCCCGCCTAATGATTCCAATGATAAGTATAAAGTTTTCTGTCGTCACTACTTGCCAGAGGACACAATATTAGAAGGCGGTAATACTCGCTATAAAGCGTGGCATGCATCGGGTGAGTTAATTGCAACACCCGGGAATGTGATTGACTTTGGATACATTGAAGATGACTTAAGAGATTTAAAGTCAGACTTTCAAATCGTCGAAGTGCCTTATGATCCATTTCAAGCAACACAGTTTTCTGTACGCATGCTACAAGAAGACTTTCCGATGATTGAAGTGGGCGCAACGGTGAAGAATTTTTCAGAGCCGATGAAAGAACTTGAAGCGCTAATCATACAGAAGAAAATACAGTTTGAGTGGGACCCTGTCTTGATGTGGATGTTTGGCAATGTCGTTGCCAAGCTAGACAAGAAAGATAATATATATCCAAATAAAGAACGTCCAGAAAATAAAATCGACGGGGTTGTGGCTTTAATTATGGCATTAAACAGAGAAATTATAAACAAACCAACGGGCAACATTAATGGGTTTCTCTCAAATCCGGTTGTTATTACATGAATTTATTTAGCCCAATCTTACGATTATTTGGTGTCGGCGGTCTATCTAGTAACGATAAAGGGAATCAAGTCCCCGCATCGAGCAGTATTAGTACTGACTCTGGGATATCCGTATCAAATGAACGCGCAATGCGTGTATCTGCTGTATGGGCTTGCGTTCAGTATATTACAAACTCTGTCGCATCGTTGCCGTTAACTTTCTATGATAAAACAAACGAAGGCAGGGAAGAGGTAGACAGGAATCATTATTTAAATAGGCTATTCAATATACAGCCTAATGCATTGATGAAGGCGCGCGACTTTAGAAAGGCCATGACCTTTCAAATGTGCCTCTGGCAGAATGCTTACGCTGAAATCACATGGGCCGGTAACCGCCCTGTTGCCTTAATGCCGTTGCGTCCAGGACGCATGGTGCCGTTTATAACAAACGATGGTGAATTACAATACCACTACTCAACATCCGGTGGCGTTCATGTTTACGAAAAAAAATCAATTTTACATTTAAAAGGCTTTGGCTCTGACGGTATATCTGGCCTAGAGCGTGTTGGCTTCGCTAACCAGACGTTAGGCTTATCTGTTTCTGCCGATACGTACGCTGCTAAACAATTCGCCAATGGTGGCGGCCCTGGTGGTGGCGGGTTTTTAACGTTCGATGAATTCTTAACGGACGAGCAAAGAGAGCAGGCTAGAGAGCGTTATTCCGGCATGTCTGAAACAGCTTATCAAAAAGGCAAGCTGTGGGTTTTAGAGGGTGGCGTTAAATTTACGCCCGATACGTTAAATCCTGACACGTTACAAATGTTAGAAACGCGCCGCATGCAGCTAGGCGAAATAGCACGATTTTTTGGCGTGCCTGAGGTACTTATTGGTGCGGCGGTGAATAGCTCCAGCTCTTGGCCTGCCTCTTTTGAACAACAGCTATTATCATTCTTAACATTCACGTTACAAGATTACATTGATGAATGGGAAAGCGGAATTAGTTATAGTGTTGTTTCGCAAAAAGATAAAGGCTCATTAATTGTCGATCATGACGTGAGTGGATTTATTAAAATGGACGCGAAAACACGCGCCAGCGTTCAAAGCAGTCAAGTACAAAATGGCATTAAAACCAGGGCTGAAGTAAGAAAGGCGAATAACGATCCGCATATAGAAGGTACTGACGAACTAACTGTGCAGGTAAACTTAACCCCTGCCGATCAACTAGGTGATAAAGATGCTACAGAAAATACACAATCCGCTTGATGCATGTGGATTAAAGTTTGCAGGAAGCAAAGGCGAATTTGAGGGTTATGCTTCAGTATTTAATGGTATAGATTCTTATGGCGATACAATATTACCTGGAGCCTATGAAAAAACATTACAAAGCAATCGGTCACCTTCTATGTTTGTTAACCATCGAAGTATCGATGTGCCGGTTGGTGATTGGATTAGCTTAAAGGAAGATAACACAGGCTTAATCGTTAAAGGTCGGATTGATTTAAATCATAAAGATGGCCCTACAGTGTTCTCAGCGCTAAAGCGTGGCGCAATGGATGGCCTGTCAATTGGTTTTACTATTCCCGAAGGCGGCGAGACTGAAAAAGATGGCGTAAGAGAAATAAGTGAGATTTCATTAAAAGAGATTAGCGTTGTTAATTTTCCAGCCGATGACGAGGCCCGCGTATCAATTGTAAAAGCAGATTTTAGAGATTTAGAAACATTACGAGACTACGAGACATTTCTGAGGGATTCAGGTGTGTTCACAAAGTCGGCGGCTATCGCTCTGATTAGTCGTATTAAAGAACTTGCGCGGCGGGATGCTGAGCTGGAGCTTGATAATAAAGTTGCAGAGAAAAAGAAAGCAATCAAAGTTAACGATCAAACACAAAAGCTTGTTAACTTAATCAACCGCAGAGGTATTTAAAATGTCGAACACAGGATATGAAAGTAATCTAACAGAAGGTCAAGCAAAGGATGTCGTTGATTTAAAGCAAATCGAAGGTGTCTTGCTTGAAAAATTTGATGCTATCGATGAAACAATGAAAAAATCGGTCGAGCAAGTTAAGGACTCAGGCAAGGTTGCCCTTGAAACCAAGCAAGAAATGGAAAAACTAGCATCCGACTATAACGAGCTGCATGATCGGATTCAAGAAATTGAGCAAAAAGGCATTAAATCATTTAGCGATGAAGACCATTATGACTTAGGCGGCGAGTTCATTAAGTCGGACCAGTTTAAGGATGTAGCCGAAGGCAGCAGTGGTCGTGCACGAATGGAAGTGAAAACAGCTATCATTAATGCTACAGGTCAAAATCAGCCATTGGTGCAGTCTGATCGACTTCCTGATTTTCACACTACACCTAATCGTATGTTATCAATTCGTGACGTTTTACCCGCGAGCCAAACAACGTCTAATTTAGTTGAGTTTGTTCGTGAAAATGTATTTACTAACAATGCGGGCCCTCAAATAGGCGGTTCCCCAGAAGCGTTTGAAAATGTGACTAAACCTGAATCTGCTATTACGTTCACGTTAGTGAGTGAAAAGGTTCAGACTGTTGCACATTTTATTCCAGCGTCTAAGCAAGTTATCGAGGATTCGCCATCACTACAAAGCTTTATAAATGGTCGATTGATGTATGGCTTGAAGCTCAAAGAAGAAACCCAACTTTTACTAGGCACGGGTTCAAATGGTGAGCTTAATGGCATTCATACGCAAGCCACGGCTTACACGGTTCAGTCACCAAACTTAACAAACGAAATAGATATTATTCGCGAAATGATTAAGCAAGCGCATGTATCCGAGTATTCGCCTGACGCCATTATTCTTAACCCGCAAGATTGGTATGATATTGATGTGCGTAAGGTAGGTTCCTCGGATGATCGATATGTTGTTGGCAACCCACGCGAGATGAGTGTGCCGCGCTTATGGGGCCTGCCAGTTGTAGTGACTAATTCACTGACATCAGGTCAGGCTATTGTTGGTAGCTTTCAATTAGGTGCTGAGATTAAAGACCGTCAAGCGGCTAACGTTGAGTTATCATTAGAAGATTCAACCAACTTCCAGAAAAACATGGTAACCATTCGTGCTGAGGAACGTATTGCATTATGTGTATATCGTACTGAAGCATTTATTAAAGCAACTATCTAATAAAGAGGTAGGGAGCTAACCGCTCCCTTTACTTAATATGAAAATACGCATGATATCAATGGCTTTCACCCAAAGCGGTATGTTCGATAAGGGTAATATTTTAAGCACCGATAAAAGCGAGTCGTTTGATGGTAAAGCTTATTCCAAAGATTTTTTAAATCATTTGGTTGATGCGGCTAACGCAGCAGAGCGACTTGATTATGAAACAAAAATAGACATGGGCTATGAACCTGTAAAAAAGCCCCTGTCTACACAGTCATTGCCACAGGACAAAGCCTTACAGCCGAAGACGCACAAAAAGCAAACGAAAAAACACAAACGATAGTTGTTAATGATGCTTATCGGTTACTACCTAACGCAGATTATCATTATGCTTGTGATTACCGCTGGTGGGATGTTCATTATTATGATGTTAAGCGCGACTTTAGCGGTAAAATGTATGGTATCGATGATGATAATGAAAACATTAACCCTGATCGAAAATACGAAATAAACCGCATAAAATCAGCGCAATTACCCGATTTAGGCGAAGAAGTGATACATTATGGTCCACCTGGGGGCGGTAATTCAGGGTATCAAGCGATTAATTTAGCCTATATTCTAGGGGCAAAGACGATTTTATTATTGGGTTTCGATATGTTTGGTAGTCATTTTTTTGGTGATCATCCAGATAAACTAAATGTAAATTCACCGTATAAGCATTTTATTAAAGGTTTTGAGTCAATAAACCAGAAAAAAGTTGAGATAATCAATTGTACAAGGCAAACCGCTTTGAATTGTTTTCCTTTAAAGTTTATCGATAATGTATTATAGTTTATAGGGCTAGGGTTAGCGCCTGAAAAGCTGGTTTCCCGGCCAGCCTGCTTTTTCTTTAATCGGGTCATTACGGGAGATGAAGAAATGAATTTAGATGATTTAGAATTAACTATTCGCAGCAATAGCAGTCTTAAAAAAGTAGGGATAAAAACTGTAGAAGATCTTGTTTCTATTAATCACAGCCAGCTAAGATTGATAGCCGGACTTGGTGAAAAAAGCATATCCGAAATATGTTTTTCATGTTTAGAGCTGTTAAGTGGTCGACTAACTGAAAGGCGGATAGAGTTTGAAAGCAACTGGCCCTCCAGACCCGACAACTGGAGAGATATATCAGATAAAGCAAAAAAGTACGACCAGATTATAAAAATAACAAAATCTAATAACAAGTTTGCCGATGTTTGAATTGTTTTCCGAAGATAGCCCTAGAGTCGGCATTATCCTAGGCACTGGCCCAAGCCTAACAACAAAAGATATTAATATTGTTAAGGATTGGCAAAGCGAAGGAAAGTGTAAGCTGTTTGGCTGCAATAACACTTACAAGCTTGGTTTAGATGTTCATTTAGCATGTAACTGGCAGTGGTGGGATCATTATTGGCACGACATTAAGCATTATGATTGCGATAAGTGGACGCCTCGCAAAGAAAGTGCTGATAAGTATAGTATTAACTATATTGAGGAACGCTGGGAAGGTGGACTAAGCACAGATAATTCTTATATTTGTGCACATCATGGTTCTGGGCCTCAGATTGTGAATATCGCGTTACATTATGGCGTTAAGGTCATGCTGTTACTGGGCTGGGATATGCGTTACCCAGGCAAGGTGACCGATAGAGAATACAAAGAACAAAGGCATTATTTTGGCGAATATCCAAAAGAATTACAGCATTGGCCGCGAACTGGCGCTGATGGTAGCCTGGATGGTTTAATCAAAGAAATGGAAACGATTAAGCCAGAAGATTATGGTATTCAGATAATTAATTGCACACCGAACAGCGCGATGACGTGCTTTGATTTTGGTGAGTTAAAAGAATATGGGGTTATTCATAATGATTAGCTCAGAAGATCTTTATAAAAAATTAAAGGACATACTTGGGCTTAGTCAAGAGCTTTATAGATGCGAAATAGTGCTAGAAGTTGATAAGCCTGTTGATGTAACAACATATTCATCAAAGCAGCCAAATGTTGTTAAAATAAATATAAAAGGCGGCGAAAACGCTATTAATAATTTAGAAGTTAAAGAGATGATTAATAAAATAAATAGCTATATGGCAGATAAATGATTCCAATTTTTATCGGCATATCAGAACGATTTAAATGCGTCGAAGGTATAACACAAAGAAGCATACTAGAAAACACTAACTCAGAAGTGGATATAACCCACGTATACCCTAAAATTGAATCGGGTTGTACTGGATTTAGTAATGTTCGCTATGATATTGAATATGGGATATATTTAGATTGTGATATGATTGTTTTAGATGATATTGCTGAATTATGGGCATACCGGAAACCAAATAAATATGTATGTATGAAAGACTGTAGTACAGAGGTCGCGGTTATTGATTGTCAGCACCAATGCAAGAACAAATATCATCATCACTTACTTCCGTTGTCTTGCGACATTCCCTTGATTTGGAACGTAGAAGATAAAGTTATTCCTGGTATGAAATTATTACATTTTACTAGCTTAAAAACACAGCCATGGTTTTATGATCACCCCAACAAGGAGGCCGTAGAAATTTATGAGCGATATAATAAATAATATTGAAAAATATCAAAAAGGTTGGAGTTCAGGGCAGCCCGAAACCCCTTGCGGTCACGGGTCAAAATTATCTGAAACTGGCAAGCAGCGAGAATGGATACCTAAGATTATCGCCGACTACGACATAAAAGCTATTGCTGATATCGGTGCCGGTGATATGAATTGGATACGCCACATGAGTTTTATTGGTGATGTGGATTACAAGCCTTACGATTTAGTGCCGCGTCATCCAGAAGTCCAGTATTTTGATTTATTAAATCAGATACCGCCAAAGGTCGATTTAATTATGTGCCTATGGGTGTTAAATCATTTTCCTTATGCTGATGCACAGCTAGCGCTAGACAATATCAAAAAAAGCGGATCAAAATATTTATTAACAACAGATAGACCAAGATGGCACGATATGCAGCCGCCAGAAATTGTACTTCTTGACCCTATCGAGAAATTATTGTTAAACCATAAGAATGACTCGATCATGTTGGTGCAACTTGGATAATCTAACCGTGTGGTGCGTGCTGTGGGGTGATAAATATCATCCTGGTTATGTTTATGCATTAAGGGATGCGGTAAAAAAGTATTTATCCGTCGATCATGAATTTATTTGTATCACTACCTCAAAACTTGAGGGAGTAACAACAAAAAAACCACACGTTCCATATCATGGCTGGTGGCAAAAAATCGGATTGTTTGCGCCAAATATGGCAACTGGCCCCAGTATTTATTTGGATTTAGATGTGGTTATTTGTGGCAGCCTAGATTATTTAGTGCCATATACACAGCGGCCAGGATTATCAGCCCCTGCAAACTGGGCAGCATCAGGCCATGGCGGGATACAGTCATCAGTGATGGCTTGGGCAGGAAATTGGAATGATCCTTTTTACAAGATTAAACCGCAATGGCCTCAAGTAAGCGAAAGACTTTGGGGCGATCAAGAGTTTCTCTGGGAAATATTAGGCGATAACTGGGCGCGATTACCTGGGGTATGCTCTTACAAGTATCATTGCAAACAAGGCTTAAAAAAGAATAGCGCGGTAATTGTTTTTCACGGAAAGCCAGACCCGCACGAGGTCAAAGACCAATGGATATTACCTTACACGTCAACCCTTCACAGCCACATCAAGTCGAGCATGGACAATGGTTGTCAGCCGGATTTAAAAAACACGGCATAATATTAAACGTTACATCGGATATTTATAAATCTGCTGATATCCATATTATCACTGGACCGCATTACGCTAAAGATCAATGGCTAAGCCACGAAAGAGTTATTTTAATTGACAGAGCTTACTATCACCCTGAAAAATCCGGCAAATGGTCTAGCATGGATTGGCTATCAGTTGGATGGATGAATAAGCTAGGCGGAAGAGATTTTATTGAAGGACAAGGTAGGATATTGCCAGAAGTAAAAAAATCAACAGGCAATAAAACGATATTCCTGGCAGACTATAACGGTATAGTTGAAAAAGCTGATATTGTTAGGCTGCATCCTGCGCAAAAGAAATATAAAACAACACTGCTTGAAGATTTAAGGCAATGCCATACAGCGACAGCCTACGGCACAACATCGCTTGTTATGGCTGGCTTAATGGGATTAAAGACGGTATGCAAAGATAAGTCCAGCATAATGCATCAAGACAACTGGTTACAGTTATTGCCTTATGCTGATTGGCGCTATTCAGAAATAATATCAGGTAAATTATGGGAACACTTACAGTTATCACTGGACCGACTTTAGAGCCGGTTACAGTAGATGAAGCTAAAAAATCTTTGCGAATAGATAATTCAGAAGATGACAGTTATATAGGTAATCTTATTGAAACTGCGCGACTTTTTGCCGAAGAATATACAAGCCTTCATATTATGACGCAAACAGTAGAGCGTTCATACAGGCGCTTCCCTTCGACTAATATTAACTTAGATGTTTGGCCGCTACAATCAATTGATTCTGTAAAATATGACGATACAAGCTCACCAATGACAGAAGTCACGCTAACAGTAGATGTTGATTACTATGCCGATACAACTACAGACGGCGGGGCAGTTGAAACAATTACAGGCTGGCCGTCTGTTGCCATTAAGCCAAATCCCGCCAGAATTAGAATGACCGCAGGCTATAGCAGCCGAGATAATGTTCCAGAGAAAATAAAAAACGGCATAAAGGCGTATGTTAATTATCTATATGACGCTGATTCTCGTTGGGAAGAAATAGCAAAGAGTTTATTATGGCCGTTACGCAGATTTTAGCCGCGAGACTTCGCGAAAGAATTACTATTGAGCAGGTAACAGAAACCCAGGATAGCCAGGGCGGTATATCTGAATCATGGGCAACCTATGCCGTTAGGCAGGCAGGTACGCAACCATTGAATGGTCGGGAATTTTTCGAGGCCCAGCAAACGGCAAGTCAAACAGATTATCGTTTTAGGCTTCGTTATGACGATTTAACAAAAAGCATAACGACTAAAATGAGAATCACATGGAAGTCTAGAACCTTTGATATTACTGGCGTCATTAACGAGAGTGAATGCAATAGAGAAATTATTATAATGGCAGTCGAAAGACATGATTAATGTAAAAGTAGAAGGACTAAAAGAACTGAACGCGCAGCTTAAACGGTTAACGGGAAGGAAAGCAAAAAACATATTGCGCGCCGGAACACGCGCCGCTGCCGCTCAATACAAAAAAGAAATACTGAAGCGGCTACCCTCTCGTCATAAAAAGAAGATAGATATACAAAGCTCAAGGCGTGAGAGCACTCAAACTAGGCATGTATTTAATGTTGGTGTATTAGCCAAGCATTGGCAGCTAGTGTTTTTAGAATACGGCACCAAGCCTCACGACATAACGCCCAAAAGAAAGAAAATACTTATTAGTACTCATGGCGATAACTTTGTTTCCAAAAAGGTATCGCACCCAGGTGTAAAGAAACTGGCTTTCATGCGTAGGTCTTTTCAGCAAAGCAAGAACGCAGAAAAGGCATTTATTAAGCGCGTAAAGCAAAGAATTAATAAAGAATTAAAATGACAATCGAGGCGGATATCAAAACAACGCTTGACGCTTATGGTGGGTTGTCATCACTGATAAGCACAAGAAGTTACAGCGGCAGGTTGCCACAGAATCCAACCTATCCAAATGTGTATTATGAAAGAGTGTTCACGGAACCAAGTAATACGTTGGGCGCTAGGAATATTTTAACAAATGTTCGCTTTCAGTTTGAAGTCAGAGCAACAACGGTTTTATCAAAAGATAATGTGGTTGCTCAGCTCAAGGCAGCAATGGAAGCTGCAACACTATTTACCGCGTTATATACAGACGAAGTGGTTTTACCTTTTGAAGATGAAATACAAACGTATCGGTCAGACATAGATTTTTCAATCTGGTACAAAGATAATTAACACCAACAAGGAGACAAATAAAAATGTCAACTAGTGCACTAGAAAGCCAAGGCGTAACCCTTGGGGTTGGCGATGCAGCTAGCCCAGAATTATACACGACCATTTCGGACATAGTAGAGATTACAGGGCCAGACGGCTCAGCCGCTGAAATCGATGTTACTGACTTAAGCTCAACGGCTAAAGAATTTAAACGTGGATTAACAGATAATGGGTCAGTGTCATTTACATTAATGTTTATTCCTCAAGATACCCAGCACGATCAACTAAGGGATGATTTCAACTCTGCAACAGAAGTTGCTAGAAATTATCGGATAACCTTTACTGATAGCCCAAAGACAACCTGGACATTTAATGCTTACGTAGCAAGCCTTTCTATCTCTAACTCTATAGATGCCACAGTGCAATCAAGCGTTAGCCTTCGCATCAAAGGAACCATAACATCGAGTGTATAACTATGCTAAATCGTGATTCTATTTTAAAAAAGACAGACCTAAAAACGGTTACTGTTGATATCCCTGAGTGGGGTGGAAAAGTAAAAGTTATGGAGCTAACCGCGTATCGTCGAGAGAAATTAGAAACAGGTTATGCAAAATCAAAAGATATGATAAAGAGCTTATATGCAGTGTATAGCGTTGTTGATGATAAAAATGATTTAATTTTTAAAGACGATGATGCAAAGATGATAAGCGAAAAATCAGCAACAGCCGTAGAAAGAATATTTATAGCGGCCGAGAAGCTCAATAAAATGTTTACCTCCGTCGAGGATGACGCAAAAAACTCCTAAGCCGCCCGGTAAGTAGACTTTATTTTGAACTTGCATGGCGGCTAGGCTATCCTCATCCAGACCATATGTTGAAATCTGTTACCAGCAGACAATTAAACGATATGGTGGCTAACTATTATATAGACACAGGACAATACAAAAAGAATGTTGACAGAAAATCAACAAGAAGCAAGCTCAATGCATCTCTTGGGCATCTAGTGGTGAAAAAAGATGGCTAAAAAACTAGGCTCATTGGTGCTGGATGTCAGAACGAATACGGCTAAATTCGTTCAAGGCATGGAAACCATTAATAAAAAGATTGATGGTTTTTCATCTAAAGCTAAAAAGCTTACTGCAACATTAGCGGGTTTAGCTGGTGCAGCCGGCTTTGCTGCATTAACTCGTTCTGTGCTTCAATCTGGCGCTCAGTTGCGTGCTTATTCTCAAGCCCTTGGTGTTTCAGCTAAGGAGTTAAGTGCGTGGGGGCTTGCATCTAAAACAGTATCTATTGAGCAAGACAAGCTAAACGATATTTTAAAAGATGTCAGCGAAAAGATAGGCGACGCGTTTGCGAATAAAGGCGGCGAAGCGGTAGAAGTGCTGAAGCGTTTAAATATTAATACTAAAGAACTAGTAAGGCTATCGCCCGATAAACAATTATTAGCTATCGCCAATCAGTTAAACAACGTTGGGACGCAGTCCGAAAAGATACAAATACTTGAAGCGCTGGCGAGTGATGCTAGCTTGCTATTGCCGCTGCTGGATAAAAACGCTAAGAAGTTTAAGGAAATAAGGTCTGCCGCTGAAAATCGTGGTGCATTAATTTCTGATGCTGATTTAACTAGCATTACAGAAGCAAATGAAAAAATTGTTATTTTAGAGAAAACGCTAAGTACTAAATTTGCAAAAACAGTTGCAGAGAATGCGGATACTTTGGGCAATCTTGCTGATTCTTTTTTAGAATTAACTGATACAGTTTTAAAGGCCACAGGAGAAATAATAGATTTTTCTAAAGAATCAGGGAAGGCATTAGCCCAGTTTGTTACGCCTTCGGTAACATCTTTGGAATTACAAAATAAAAAAATAGATGAAACAAAAAAAGCACTGTCCGCGCTAAGACGTGAACAGATTAAATCACTAGGGAAAGACTCTATATCAGAAAAAGCAAAAGAAGCTGAAAAAGAACATAGAAGATTAACGCTAGTACTAGAGAAGCAGCTAAAATTAAAAAGACAAATAGAGGAAGAAGATAAAAAGAAAAAAGAAAGCGATGCATCTAGCAAAATAGAAGAAGTAAAGCCTAAACAAAAGCCATTACCTTCAATACTTGGAAACACCGAGCAGCAAGAAAAATTCAAAGAAGAAATTGCAACGCGACTTGAAACAGTTGGACAGTTTTTATTTTCCGAAGAAGAAAGCATTAGAGAGTCTTATCTAAATCGCCAATTTATAATAGAAAATGCTTTTGATGAAGAGCTTATTAGTAATGAGAGGCGAAATGAATTACTTAAAAAACTAGAAAAGAAAAAAGAAAAAGAAATTTCAGAAGTACAGAAGAAAGGCTTTACTGATAGAGAGAAGTTCGCGAGATTATCTACCACAAAGCAAACGCAGCATGTACTTGATTCGTTGATAGCCATGACGCAAGGCGTTGCTCAATCGAATAAGACGATGTTTCAGATTAATAAGGTGGCAGCTATTGCTAATGCGATTGTTAACACGTACCAGGGCGTCTCTCTAGCATTAGCTACATACCCTGCTCCAATTTCATTTGCTATGGCCGCAGCAGTAGCGGCTGCTGGCTTTGCGCAAGTTAGCGCGATAAAGTCTACAAGCTTCGGCGGCGGTGGCGTTGCGCCTTCTGTCGCTGCTAGCGGTGCAAGCTCGGTCACAGCATCACCAATCGATGAGCAAGTGGAAATACCGGATGCTGTATCATCAGAGCCATCAAAGATTGTAACAATAAACATTCAGGGCGAAAATGTTAGCTCCCAGCAAGTCAGGCAGTTGATCGAGCAAATAAACGAAGAAATTGGAGATGGGGCAGAATTGAAAGTATCATGACAAGCTATATACTGCACACAAATAAAATACCTGATGCATCCATTACTGCTACAGAGGCAACAAGCGGCGAACTTGAAAATGCTTATGACTGGTTAACTTATGACTACTGGCAAGCAGACGCATCAGGCAATAAAACATATGTTATGGATTTTGGAAGTTCGGTATCAATTGATGCCTGGGCTGTGGGATTTCATGATTTAGTTGATAACTCTGGAACGGTGACCGTTCAATATTCATCTGATGGTTTTGTTTCTGATGTTAACGCCTTTGATACAACATACACTCCAACAGGTGGGGAATTATATGTTAGATATAAGTCGTCGATATCTGCTAGGTATTGGCGTTTTGTTGTAAATAGCACTGGGTCTGCTTCTAAAATTGGGCTACTCTATCTTGGTGAGGCGTTAGCTTTGCCTTATGCGCCAAGAACTGGGTCAGTTATACCTGTGCATGGTAGGAACAATAGAAGATCGAACACATTATCTGAAGGCGGCCGTTTTCTTGGTCGCGTCAATTACTTAGAGGGATTTAAATTTAGTATCGATCAAAAGAAAGTAGCGCTATCATGGATAGATTCAAATCTCGAAACGTTGCTTGATGCTTTAGAGGCAAATCCTGTTATTTATATTTGGGACCAAGAAAATAAGCCAACAGAGACCGTTTATTGCTGGTTATCGGGCAAGGTCTCTGGCCCTACGCTATCAGATTATGCTGGTGACCCGCTTTATAATTTAGCATTTCCAATGACCGGTGTTAGAGAATGACATTTGAAACAGAAAAGCTATTATCAGGCAAAAAGCCATTTACAGTTGTTGAGCTTATCCTTGATTTTTGCTCTAACACTTACGGGGATTCACTAACATCGCCAGCTACAGGAACATGTACCGCAAGCTTAGCAGCGGGGAACGAGTGTTATAACTGTAGGAAGCATTGTCAAGATACCGCAAATTTTACAAAAACAACAAAAACATACTCATTAACAAGTATGCATAATTATGGTTTTGATAATGGGATACCTTGCATTCAGGGCGAGCCAAAGTTTACGCCAACAGAATTACAGCCAGACAAAGGTGCAAGCCTTCGCGCTAAAGTAGATATTAGTTTTATTGATTTTCCGCATCATGATAGAGGCATAGACCCTTACGTATCAACAAGAACCTATACACCAGAAAGCCAGGGTACATTTTTTGGTAAGCTGCTTGTTAGAAATCCTTATTATATTTGCCGCGAGATGAAAGTTAAATCTGGCTATATAGACTCGACAGGTACATTTGTTTTTGAAACGCGTCTTTACGTTATAGATTCAATCACAGGTCCGTTCAGAAGCAAAGATAAAACAATTTATAAAATAACGGGAAAGGATATATTAAAGCTTGCTGATAACAGTCGTAACCAAATACCCGCGCCGTCCGATGGAACACTTAACGCAGACATAAATGATACTGATACATCTTTGGTTTTAGATTCAAATGCTACCGTTGCAGATTATCCAAGCGGGGGCGGAACGGTTGTTATCGGCGATGAATGGATTGATTATGGCTCAAGGTCAAGCTTCACGTTAAGCTCTTTAACACGCGGCACATTTGGAACAACAGCGGACGATCATTCCTCTGGTGATAAAGTGCAAATTGTTAAAAACTTTACAGGTGGACCCGCTGATATATTAAATGACATACTGGCCAATCATGTTGGTATTAATGCATCATACATACCTTACAGCGGCGGGTCTCCGCAGGATGAGTGGGATATAGAGCAGGCTAATTGGTTCTCAGGTGTATCATTAGATGCATATTTTGGTGAGCCAGCCGGCGCATTTGATTTAATTAACTCTTTATGTTTAGTATTTCAAATTGATTTATGGTGGGATGAGATAAATCATCTTATTAAAATGAAAGCCAATGTCCCGCCACTTGGTAATGCCTCAGTGACTGAGTTATCAGATATATCAAATTTAGTTGAGGATTCCATCAATGTAAAAGAAATGCCATCAAGGAGAATATCTAGAGTCTTACTTCGTTATGATAAGATTAAATACTCCGATGATAATCGAAAATCAAATTTTGTAAGGCACTTGCTAGATGTTGATGCTGATGCTGAATCTTCTAATTTATACAATGAAGAAAAGGTAACCGAGATTATTAGTCAGTGGTTAACGTCAGCAGAAGATGGGACAGCATCGCAAACTAGTCAGCGTACATTAGATAGATTCGGTGACACGCCTATTTTTATACAATTTAAACTAGAAGGAAAGGATGCATCTTTAGGTGTTGGTGATTTATGCGACATAACAACAAGATATTTGCAATCAGAAACAGGCGCAACAAAAACAGATAGATTCCAAATTATAAAGAAAAGTAAACTAGAAAAGGATGATTTATTTCAATACGATGCGTTAATTTTTGTTTTTCGTAATCGGAATTGGTTTATAGCTGATAACGCGCTAGATGCTACCAGTCCAATGACTGTTTATGACAATGCAACTGACCAGGAAAAATTAGATAATTCTTTTATTGGGCCTAACACTGGTAACTTTCCTGACGGCGGCGCGCTATATACAATAATATAAATTAATGGAGTTTTAATTAATGGCTTACTCTTCAATTGCAAATGCCGAAATTGCAGTCGGCGCCCCTGGTACTAATGCTCTATTTGTTAAACTGCGCGACAATCCAGAGGAAATCGCAACCGGTGGATCTGGCGCTACAAGAATTGTTACCGCTGCATTAACCGATGCATTAATAACAGAGGCCAAGCTTGGCACTGGGTCGGTAACTTCGTCAAAAATAGGGACAGGTGAGGTGACGGCAACTGAGATCGCCAGCAGTGCTGTTACACAAGCAGAGCTAAAAAGCACAACGGCAAGTCAATCGCTGGTCATATCGGCAGACAGTTATGGAAACATAACGCCAACAGGCGGGCTATATACCTTATCTTATTATCTTGGAAACAATAGAGCCTCGCCAACATCTACGCAAAACATGATTATTATCGGACACGAAACGACATACTCTGCACATGTTAGGATGTATAATGTGGATTCTGTAAGCTCAGCGACAGCTTATATATACTCTAGATATATACAAGCATCGCCGCCTTATGATTTTGGTGATGGTATCGTGAGGAAGTTTGTTTATGCCGCTATTGATAATGTAACGGGTGATATTATTGGGACTTACTCGGCGGATGATCCACCTTGGGCTTATCACGGTAATTCAACTATTAAACCTGATTACTACGATGACGAAGGTCGACCAATTAAAATTAATTACACCCCTAAAGCTAAATGGGAAGATTTGCCAAAAGGCGATGGTGACGCATTGCAAAATCATATTGACGATACTCGGTCTCCAGATAATTATAAGCTTAAAATTATTGATAATGATTATAAAATGATTGGTATGACTGAAATACCGCATCCATTTATAAATCTTCAGCCTATTGATTTAAGTAACAAAACAATTGTCATGATCGACCCTGTAGATGATTTTTTAACGTCGCTTTCGATTTTTCAAGAAAATGAAAACGTTTCTATTAGTGAGCTAATAACTGAAAAATACTTAAAGATTGATAACTCACCGCTGAATCGTATTGTGCCTAACGGGTGCGTTGCGGTTAAGGCAAGGATGAAACTAACTTAAACAAAGGTATCCAAATGACAGTAGATTCGACTGACATCATAATTTTGCTTTGGTCATCATTATTGACAGCGACTAGTATAGGTATAGGCTGGGTGATTAATAGAATATTCAAACAACAAGACAGCTTGCACAAAGCTGATGAGCAGATAAGAAAAGACTTATCGACTAATTACGCTCGGCGCGATGATGTGAAAGATTTCAAAGACGAGGTACTAGAATACTTGCGCCGCATTGAGGATAAGATGGATAAGAAGGCTGACAAATGAGAGACATTGACACTGTTATTATCCATTGCTCTGCCACACCGCCCAGCATGGATATTAGTGCGAATGAAATAAGGCATTGGCATGTAAATGATAATGGATGGTCTGACATAGGTTATCATTATGTTATTAAGCGAAACGGTGAGCTTGAAATAGGTCGAAGTTTATCAGATATCGGCGCGCATGCAAAAGGCTACAATAAAACATCTATAGGCGTTTGCCTTGTTGGTGGTGCTAATATCCATGGCGAACCTAGCGATAATTTTACCCCAGAACAAATGTCAACACTTAAAATGATTACTGTTATCTATAGACATCATAATATCATTGGACATAATGAGGTTGACGAAAAAAAGGCATGTCCATCGTTTAACGTTCAAAAATGGCTGGAGACAATATGAATATACCAGGATTTAAAAAGACAGGTGGCGAGATAGTTAAATCCAAAGCTATGATTGGCGGGCTAATCACTGTTATTATGGGTTGCTTTTTTATCTATAAGGGGCAATATGAAATGGGTGCAACGCAAGTGGGGCTTGGTTTATCTATAATGGGGCTGCGTGATGCTGTCTAAAATTAAGATTTATGCCTTGGCTATACTGGGCTTTCTTGCCAGTTTGTTTGGATTTCTTTGGCAACGTTCAGAGAAAAATAAAGCTAAAGAAAAGCAGAAACAAACTAAAGCTAACCTGGATAAGCAAAAGCAATTAACGCAAGAATATGCCAAGGGCGAGGAGACTTACCAGAATGAAATTAATAAGCCTGTTAAGCGTGGTCATTTTACTAAGTAGTTGCTGTACAAAAGTTGGCTCTGTAAAGATACCTATTCCGCCAGCACCAAAAAAACCTGTGTTAAGCCAGATCCAGGACGATAAGTTTTTTACTAAGCTTCCTGATATTTATCAAATAATAGGACAGCGTGATCAAGTTTGCACGGCGTATAGCCATCGACTCATTAATCTGATAGAGGAGTATAATAGATAATGGCTAGTCTCTATTGGCTAGCCATACACATAGATAAATCCAAGACAGGGACGCTAAGAATCTTATTCTATCTCCTTTCTCCCACTCCATATTGGATGCCCACTGAATATCCCAGAATATAAAAGCCGAAATAAAATAAACAATCGCTAACAGTATTATTATAAAACTGGCATGTCTATAAATATTATTCATAATCTTTTAACTCCTCATTTAATTCCCATATCGTTAAAACAAATAAAAGCGATAACGTCACAATAACCCCTACCCAACAAAATCCTCTAAAGAATTCATCGGAATAGCCTAGTATCGCAAACACAAAGAACCACATGCCAAGAAAAATCATACCTGCTTGACGCAGCATGGAGTCTAAGTAGATTTCGTTATTCATCATTCTCACAATGGCAATCAGGGTTATCTGAGCCACAATAAGCACAATAGCCTTCTTGAATCTGCTGGATAATTAACAATCTGTTGTTATCTGGTATATCAGGTAAAACACTTTTCAAGTAAGTAATTGCACAATGGACTAAAATGTTTCTTAATTCATCACTCATCATTCACCTTCCTTTAATTTTATAAAATCACTAAATTTATGCTTCCTGCACTTCGGACATGGGAAATCTATAACAGCTAAGTCTTTTTCAAGCTTACTGATAGCATATCTACACACGGGGCAATGATAGAAATTCCTATCCGGCTCGTACTTTTCTAGTTTTTTATTTGCCTCTTCTAATTGCTGTTCGAGTTGCTGTATTTTCTTTTCTGCTGCCTGCAGGTCATTCTTTAATACTCCAGTTTCACGAGCATAATCTTTACGTGAAATATAAGGAACTGGCAAAGTACAATGCTCATGGATTCTATATCTAAGTATTACTTCTTCTGGAATATTTACCAGCATATCATCTTCTTCACTCATCGTTCTCAACCCTCTCTGGAACGGCATCTTTGTGCCTCCAGTACTTTAGGTCGCAGTACCTCGCCTCACCATCGACGTAATGTGTCATATTTTTATCACGAACAACATGACATCTATACTCTTTCCCATTGCAATCAATCCCGATAAATTCGAATCCATCAGTATTTGGAAGACCCCTTAAGTTATACCTCATCATCTTCTGCCTTCTCTAGCACTATGTATTTATCAACATATTCCCAGTTAATCTTATTTGCAATAGCCGCACATGGAGGCAGATTGCCAGCCCAGTAAAAAACCTCATCATCGGGATGCCCTGGATACTCACCGCCATCATGCGTGATGTTGTTACTGATAAATTCCATTACTGACTCCTTAAATCTAATTTTTAAAACGGTAAATTTATATCTTTCTGTAATTCTTCCGCTACCTGTCTATATCCTTGATTTATTAGAAATTCGACACAATATCTTTGACCGCTTTCATAGCCTTCCCTTTGATATTTTATTGCTTGCTCTAACATTGCGTTATCAAAAAGATCTTTAAATTCTTTGTCGTAGCCTGTCATCACTCACTCCTATAGCGTGGTCTCTATTGTGTCTAGACGCCGCTCTAATATCTCTGCATGCTTTTCTAGCTTCGCAACATATTGACATAAAGCCAAGAAAGCATCATAAAAACAATCTGGGTTTGTGCGCACAGCTTCTTTTATATCCTCCGCGTCCATGCCGTAAAAATTTTCAGCAGTCATTTAAAATACTCCTATAGGGTGGCACCGGCTGGCCTGACTCGCTGCGCGGCATTAACAGACAGCAGGTACGCCACTCCTGGCAGCCAGCTAGCCATTATTCTTTATCGTTTAGCGGTTCAATCGAAACAGAAACTCTATACTCAAGCCCATCAGCATACTTAATATTAAATGTGTTGA